TCACACCGTGAAAGAAACTCATAGGGCAATCTCCAGAAACGAAAAAGCCCCGCATAAGCGAGGCCGTGGGTTGTTCGTGTTACGCGTAACGGAAAAGAAAACGCCCCGTCAGTGCGGGGCGTCATTTTGGCTCAGCCATATCAGGCGGCGACCAGGGATAGAGGGATTGAATAGCCTCGAAGCGAGCGACGCCAGCAGCGCGCACCCCCTCCCACCCATCTTCCCCCATCACCTGCATACGCTGGGCCTCAGCGAAGTGACGATCGGATCCAGTCAGAGGATCAGCGTAAGCGCGCAGCCGCAGGGCTTCGACCTGCTCGCGAGTAACTGGCAAAGGCTCAGGCTCTGCCGACGACACAACGCCCTTCCCGTCAATTCGCCAAACCAAATCAGGCCCCTGAAGAATCCCGTTTGCCATGGCATCGCTAAGCTTGACGGCGCTCGGCGGGATCGAGTGAACGCCAGAAATAAGCAGCCGCTGAAATAGGCCGTCATCATCAAAAACACCAAACATTCCCGACATATCAGCGCCCCAATGCGAACCAGAAGAAGTTGTAAGTCCCGCCGGCAGTCCAGCTAAGAATCATTGCGTTGGTGGTCAAAGACTGGACGTTGGCCGCCACAGTGCTTGGGCTACCACCCACGATTGAGTTGGGGACCGCCCAAGCAATAAGCGCCTCAACCGGGAAAGGCATGGCGAAAGGCGACGACGCGCCAGACGTAAACGCCTTGTTCCCCCACTGCCAGACCAAACCGCCCATCCAGCTCGGGAAACAGATATAACCATTGGCCCCCAGCGAAACCCGAAAGCCAGCACGAAGTTTTTTCGGGGTGACAATCGTTGCATCGTCAACGCCCAAATCAACCTGGGATTGGGTGGCGATCTTGGCTGTACCCTGATTGTTTTCCGTCGCCAGGGCAGCCAACGTAGCAAGCGCGGCAATATCAATATTTCCCTGATTGATCGGCGCGTTCCAGGCCTTGATGCACCACATCACAGCCAAGTTGCGGGGCCGAGTTTCGGTGCCGCCCTCAGCCTGTATGTACGTTTCGCTGTTGTTTTGTGTGCCGGTGCTATAAATGGTCGTGAATCCACCACCCGCCGCTGCCTGGTTGACCTTCGCGCCGTGGGTATGGCTCTTGAACATGTCGAGTTCAAGCGTGCCAATACCTCGGCCAGGATTTACCCCGCGACCGTGGTCCCAACCCCGCAGAAACTCACCACGCGACTCTGGGAGACGGAAGTTTCCAGCACCCTCGTCGCCCTTGTTGAACGCCCCGCCCAGGAACGTGGCCAGGTCTGGATAAGCGGCCGCGCTTTTGACGCTGCCATCCAACTCCAGAAAGCCAGGCGCTACCTTGTTCACCGGGAAACCGATCATCGAGCCCACCGGCAGCGCCGAGGCCTGGGCAATCATTGCCGCGATTTCGTCCTTGGTGTAGGTGTCGGTAATGCCGTGACCCGCCAAAGTAGTCGGAGCCGTGCCCGCCAGCACTCGACCGAATTTATCGACCGTTACGCTCGTAAATACGCCAGCAACTTCTTTTGCAGTGGCAGCTAGCAATTCGAAGTTCAATGCGGTCGTGCCAATAACCACAGGACCGTCCGTGGTCAACGTCCACACTGAATCAGCGTAAGTTGCGCCGCGCTCAACTCCAACAGTCAGCGCCGAGGTAACCTTTGCACTGGTGTCCGCATCAGAAGACCTAACCCAATTTCCCGACGCCGCGATATAAATACCGTTTTGACTGGCTACCTGCTGCTTTCTCACCAGCACGCGCGCCCCCGCCTCCAGGGCAATGCCGTCGATAGTTTGAAGGCCTCCCAACGCAATGCTATTCAGGGTTGCAACCACAACGGATTGCTTCAAATCGAGCTTGCCAATTTCTTCCGCGACCTTGAGGTCAACATACTCTCGGGTTGCGAGGACAATCGCCGGGTCAATCTTCAGGACGACGCTCGCGGTATTCGCGACGATGAAATTCATCCGAATGATTTGGGTTTTGCCAGTCCCCTGCACAAGCAAAGGCTTGAAGCTGGGCGCACAGTTGGCCACCGCCACCATGTCGCCGTCGGCGTCATACAGAGCAATTTCCCGGATCCACTTACCGCCCACGTCTGCCGGGATAACCTGCTCGGTGATGATGATGTTCGGGTTGGCCGGATCGGTTCGCACCTGATTGACCCCCGCGCGGCGCCATTCGTTGATCAGGCGCGTTTGCGCTCGGCTGGGGATTGGGTCGGTGCCGTTGGCATCACCCACGCCCATTTGGGAGAAGGTCCAGGGCTGGCCCAGGGCGGTAGCGTTTGCCTGTTTCGCCTCCCCCACTGCCGTGAGAATGGCGAAGAACTGACTGTTTTGATCAATCATGGGTACACGTCCAGGGTGTCAATTTCATCAATACACATGACCAGGCCATAAGTGCCGGTCACCTCGATATCGCGGGGGGTTGGTGGATAAACGTCGATCACTTCACCCTCGCTTACACAGGCGCCGATGCCGATGTAACCGGTGGTCTCCAGGCTGATCGCAAGGCCGGTCATGTGCCGACTGACAGGCTTGGCGTCATCAATGAGCCGGGTCAGCTCTTCGTACATTTCTTCGGTAATGCCGGTGTCCAGCACACCGACCTTCAGGGCGAACGTGCCCGGCCCCCCTTCAGGCACCGTCTGCCACCACTCGATCACCTCAAGCAGGTAGCCAAGCGGCTCTACCACGCGGCGCAGTGCGCCAATGGTTCCTTTGCGGGAATGGATGTAAAACGATGCTCGTATGGCATTGCGCTTGGCCGCCTCCGTCCAGCGGTCGTCCCAGCGATCAACAGACCAGGCCCACGCAAGGTGGGGCAGCAAATGAACGGGGCACGTCGTAGGGTTGTAGAGAGAGCGCAGCGGGATCACGGTTCGATCCACGCTCGCCGCCTCAATCGCACGCTCCAACTGGGTGCTATTGATCGGCAGTAGACTCTTCATGTCACTCCCCCAACTTGACGCTGTAACCCGTGCAGAACGCCGCCTGTGCCTGCGTGGGAGCAAGATCCTGCCAGCCGATCAACTCAACACGCGAAACCCCGGGTACGTGCAGTTGGGCGTCTACGGCGGAACGCGCCACCTCGACGCCAAGACGTTTGCGCGGGTTGATCCACGCAGCGAGGCGCCTTTCCGCTTCGGCCAGAGCGACAGCGCTTTCAGGGCCTGGGCCTTTCATGTGCAGCACCGCGTCAATGCGATACGGCAGCACCTGGGCGCTTTGCACCGTCAACCGGTCGCCCAACGGCCGAACGTTTTCGTCATTGAGCGCACGGGCTACCACGGCCAATAACTCAGGGCCTACCGCCCCATCCCCCTCCAACCCCAGCACCGTTACCGTAACGCACGCCGGCGACGGGCTTTCCGCCGACGCATCCGCCACCAGGGCAGACGCATTGCGCGCATGCAGCTTGTAGCTGTTGCGCGGCCCCGCCGTGGTCAGGCCCTCATAGGCCAACTGGATCCGCTCGCGGTAGGCATCGTTGCCTTCCGTGATCTTCTCCACCGGCGGCACTGCGCGCAGGTCTTCCGCCTGGATCACCAGGCGAGGCGTGTTGACGTTCGCACCCAACTGATCGAGGTCACTACCAATCGCATGCGCGAGCAGCAACGCCTTAGCGGCATCATTTACCCGGGCACGATCACCAATGCCCACATAGGCACTGACCTCCAGCAGCTTGACCACTGGATCGCTCTCAAGCGGCGCACTCCAGTTGTCACCCATGAATCCCCGAAAAACACTGAGCCTTTCTGCATAAGCCTCTTCAAAGTCCAGGGGCTCAAGCACGTCCGGCGCCGGCAATTCCGACAGGTCAACGATACTCATACACTTACCTCTAGCAGTACGTTTTCGCCCTCGTAACTACCGGTGACTTGGATTTTGATCAGCCCTCCCAAGACAGAGACGGCCTGTACGCGTTCCAGCTTCAGGCGAGGCTCCCAGCGGCCTAGCGCCCTGCTCGCCTCAGCCTGGACCGCTCCCTTCCAGCCTTCGTTAACTGGCAGATCCACGTAACGGCGCAACTTGCTACCATACTCCGGCCGCTCCCGACGGCTTCCCAGCGGGGTGCTTAGAATGTCCCCGATGCATTGCCGCAAATGAGCAATACCCGAAATGGGCTGGCCGGTGTGGCGGTCCATTCCGATCATCTAGGTCACTCCTGCAGTAGTTCGAATTCCTCATTGGATTTGAGGTAATCCAGCGCTTCAGCGTCAGTTGCCGGCACCGACACACGCTGCTTGAGGACCGCCAGAGCACGGCCACTGTCGGGCAGAATCAGGATGCGTGAGTTGTAAAGCTTGTCGCGAAACGTTGAGCCAGACCCAGCGCTGGCAACGGGTGTTTCAGGAGTCTTGGCCATGGTTTCCCCCGGGCACAAAAAAGCCCGCAAGCGGCGGGCCTGTGAAATTGAACGGCTAGTGTTTGTGGTTCGCGCTGTTGCCGCCAGCGTCAAGGATCTTGCCGGCACTGGTGATGTCTTTCACCGCGTGCAAGGAGCCCTGAACCGCTACGTTTTTCGTAACGGACAAAGAACCTTCAATGGCAACGTCTGCAATCAACTTAACGTTGACAGTCGTGACCGTCACCGCGTTATCCGTAACAACCGCCTCGGTCGCACCTACTTTGATGGTCACCGTGCCCGTGGGCAAAGTGATGGTGTAGCTCTTGGCCTTCCAGTCGTAGACCAGGGAGCCGCCATCATCGAACCGCCACACCTCGACATGATCACGGTTATCCGGTGGGGCACCGGCGCCGCCATACAGCCCGGGTACAAACGTGCCCATTCCTGCCTGGCCGCTGGGATTGAACAAAATCCCCTGCTCGCCCAGGCTAGGTGCACGCCAGTGACGAGCCTTCCCTGCAGACTGGCTGTGCCAGCGCACCCAGGCGCTCACCCACTCACCCGACCTGACCCGCACGGCCGGGGCCATCAGATCCACCCCGACCACTACACACGGCATCAACATGGCCGCGATCATGCGGTCGTGTTCGCCCTGGGCCCAGCTCATGGCGCACCACCCGGTTGATCACCCGCACGGTACGCCTCCAGGTTGAGTTTGAGCATGCTCGGCTTCTCTTCAGGGAAAGGCCAAACCTCCAACCCCAAATAGACCTGCTGAGTCCACTCGACTACCCACACAACATAGCCATCCAGCTCAGGCTTGGTCCAATCCTGAGTGGCTCGCTCAAATTGCGCGACGTTGACGTCAAGGCCCCAGCTTTGCTGTCGGAGCAGCACCGCCAACTGCGACACCAGGTGTACAGCTTGCTCATGGTGATTGGCTAGTATTGGGTCAACAATGATCCGGGCCTCAAACTTGCAGACCAGGCTGGATTCGCCAGTACCGATATCGATACCCGGTTCAAACTCAGCCATTTCGAGAAACACAGACGGCAGTGGAATGCCTTGGTTTTCCTGTATATCCGGCCAAAACACAACCGCCTTGATGCCCGACAGATGCTCCGTCAGGTGTTGCTCGATAGCCTGGTACAGCTGACTCAGGCTGAACGGCTCATCGGACATTAGCGCTCCCCTTCAGATACTTCTGCAGTTCGTAGTTGAGCTCTTGCTCAAGGATTACCAGCAGCTGTTCATCGGCACGTTTGATCCACGCCTCAAAGTGCGGCCGGGCTTGCTCCAGTGATACCTTGGCTTTCGCCAGAGGAAAGCGGTTGTCGTTTTCCTCAACGAAACCACTGCGCCGACGGCCCTGAGTCGCCTCAGGGTAATCATCGCTGTTGAAGTGCTTGCTCGCA